ATGACTGTCTACGTAATAATCTGGAACTCACGGGGGCCGAAATGATCTACACACTTGCCATAATAGCTTTATGCTTCTGTGCTGCTGTCACACTCACCGCCATAATAGTGGGTAGCTGTGTCAAGGCGTGGGGATGGGTGAGGGCATAGACTTTGAAGCATGGTTCCCACCTGTGCAGGCTGTCATCAAAGACATGCCGGACGGGGGCGCAAGGGTACTATTGGAAACTTGTGACGTGGGCTATGCCCGGTTGATAGCGTTCAAGCTACAGAGTAAGGAGCAGACATTCAAGGTGACGTTGGAGCCGGTTGTAACCCAAACGATAGGGAGGGGATGACCGTTTCTAAAACGGTACTAAACGATAATGTCGAAGTTTGATGGGAGCAAACCAGGGCCAGGTCGCCCAAAGGGGAGCAAGGACAAGTTCACCACGCTCAAGGCTGACTTCCTCAAGGCATACGATGATATTGGTGGTGTCGATGAATTGGCGAAGTGGGCAAGCACAGCAAAGAACAAGCCTACCTTCTACAAGATGATAGCCAGTATGCTGCCCAAACACGTTGAGGTCAGTGTTGAAGATCATGCGAGGGCGTTAGCTGAAAAGATACGGGAGAAAGATCCAGAGTTGTACGAACAGATGTGCGAGATAATGGAGGGAGAGTGATGCTCGTAAGAAGCATGGCTGCTCACCGATGGTATAGGAAGTATGTTGCGAAGTGTGTCGAGTGTGAACAGCTCAAGATACTTTTGGAAATCAAGAATAAGCGAATACAAGCGTATGACCTAGAAGAACAAGCGAAGGAACTAACCTCAGATTGATACAGACTTCCAAACATACACAAGCCACTTCACCTCGCTGTCAGAGTCACGGGGGTTTGCCAGGTACGCTGATGACCCGATGGGGTTCATTATCGATGTGCTTGGTATCAACCCGTGGTCACGGCAAGAGGAGATCGTAAGTGCAGTCAGCGACAGTGACAGGAACGCTATCCGAAGCGGTCATGGTTGTTCCAAAACTCATACTGTGGCTTCTCTTGTGCTTTGGTTTACTTATGCTGTACGGGGGATTGTGCTTACTACAGCCCCTACTTGGCGACAGGTTGAGTCAGTCCTTTGGCGAGAAATAGCGAAACAACACAGGGGCGCGAAGAAACAGCTACATGGGCAACTTTCTAATACACAACTCAAACTTGGGGATGATGCATTTGCCCTTGGCTTATCCACGAATGAACCCGAACGTTTCCAAGGATATCATGCCCCTCATGTCATGGTGGTCGAAGATGAGGCACCTGGGGTCAAACCGCTCATTCACAACGCCATTGAGGGTGTCCTATCCGGTGGCGGTAAATGGCTCAAGATCGGCAACCCCACAGAATCCAGCGGGCCTTTCTACGAGTGCTTCAGGTCGCCGGGATGGGGTACGTTAGCCATCAGTTGCTTGGAACATCCCAACGTGGTGACAGGTGAACTGGTTATCCCAGGTGGTGTGACACGGGAATGGGTTGAACAGCGCAAGGCCGAATGGGGTGAGGAAAGCCCCTTGTACCAGAGCAGGGTACTGGGTGAGTTCCCGACCGAGGGTGACGATACACTGATACGCTTATCATGGGTTGAACAGGCGTTCCAGTTTCCTAGACAGGAAAACGCAGGCAAACAGGAAAACACAACCGAGGACGGCAATGAACTGGACGATACTGACTTGGATAAACACGGTAATAATCCTGTACCTCCTAGCGGAGATACTGCGTCTACTTTAGTCTGCGATGTAGCTAGGTTCGGTTCTGACGAAACAGTTATCGGGCTTTGGCAAGCAGCCCACTACACAGAGCTTATTAGGTACAACGGTAAGGACTTGATGCAGACAGTAGGGCATATCATCACACAGCAGAAGGAACACAAGCCACAACATCTAGTAGTCGATGACGATGGGCTGGGCGGCGGTGTGACTGACAGGTTGAGAGAGCAAGGGCATCATGTCAACGCGTTCAACGGCGGCGGTAAGGCAAGAGATACAGACGACTTCCTTAACAAACGTGCGGAAGCATGGTGGGCGTTGAGGGAGGGGCTACGTAAGGGCGAGATAACGATAGATGCCCCGGACGGGGATGGGCTGAAGAACCAGTTGACAGCTCTCAAGTACGAGTACAACAGCAAGGGTCAGATCAAGATAGAGAGCAAGGATGCAGCGAAGAAGCGTGGTGTACGTAGTCCCGACCGGGCCGATACGATGGCCATGGGTTTAGCACCGAAGGGTGCTGCCTTGTGGGAGATGTGATGTACTGGCTCCTGACCTTATTTGCTTTCATGGTTGTGCTAATCATATGGGATATAGCTATACCCGAACGGTAACATTCGGCGCATAATGCGCACAATACGACCCATTGTGCCGGGGCTACCGAATTGGTAGCGGATGGTAGGGCGTAAGTCCTGTGTATTGCGCTAGACGTAGCGGCATCGGATACATGGGGAGCCTGAGGTCAGAGAGTTGTCGTGGTGGGCAACCTTATTTCAACAACAACCCTAACAAGGGATGAACAGTGAACATACGACATAGCATCTTGAAGTGGTTGACCAGGGGTGTGGGACCATCTTCACCTGCACCCAACTGGCTAGGTGGGATGACCGGAGGATTACCTGGCCCCAAAAACGTGGCACAAGCATTAGATGCGAACAGGGGATATGCCTATGCCTGTGTCGATGTGATCGCGAGCAGGACCGCATCCGTCGATAGCTTGCTGTATACCAAGCGCATGAAGGGCGGTCAGGTACAGCTTGACCCGTTGGACCAGCATATCTTCTATGACCTACTGGAGAACGGTAACACGTTCTTTGATAGATGGCGGTTGATGTACCTGTTATCTGCACACCGTAACCTGGCGGGTACAGGCTATTGGTACCTTGATGTGAACGGTGCAGGCCGCCCTACTACCATATGGCCGTTGGAACCCAACAGGGTTGAGAAGGAAGTCAAGACGGGCGGTATCACATACAAGTACAGCCGTGCCGATAATACCGCGTTGATACTACCATCTGACCAGGTGCTGGAGTTCCCGAAGCCGAACGTGAAAGACCTGTACGCAGGGTGGAGTCCGCTTCAGGCGGGTAGCTTACCTTACGATATCGGTCAGTATATCGACGATTACCAGCATCAGCTATTCAAGGATGGCGGCTGGTATATGTACGCCTTAAAGACTAAACAAGATCCGAGTAAAGAAGATAAAGACCGGATGCGCGAAGAATGGATGGGCAGGTTCAAGCCATCTGGCCGGTTCACACCGCCCATACTGGGGCAGGACCTGGATATCGTGCAAGGGCCTTCAAACCTTGACCTTGACCTTGGCGGTCTTGATGACAGGGTACGGGATAAGATCCTCGCGATGTACCGTGTACCCAAGTCCAAGTTGGGGTTCAGCGAATCAGCAAATAAGGCTTCGATGTTCGCGGCTGACGTGGCCTTCAACCAGGAGGTCATCCAGCCCGAATTGAGGCAGATAGCCGATGTCATCAACAAGAAACTCATCCCGCTGTACGGGCGGCAGGGCCTACCCAAGGTGTTTGTGTTCAGTAACCCTGTGCCGACTGACAGGGAAGAGTTGAGGGCTGATGTCGATCTCGGGTTGAAGCATGGGAGCATCACCGATAACGAGGCCCGTGAGAAGTTGGGATTGCCACCGACTGACAACGGCGATGTACGATATAAGCAGTTCAACTTGGTTGAGGTAGGAGCACCTCCAACTACGCAAGGTGAGCGTGGCGTTACCCCATTGAAGCGTGACAGTACGCAGTTGAAATTCACAAAAGCCTTCTGGACACCGGAACGCAGGGAACATTACTGGTACCAGGTCAAGGCTTCTCTTGAACAAGAGGAAAAGCGATGGGAGCCTGTGTTGAAGAAGCTATGGGATGCACAGGAGAAATGGTTACTTGACGCAATCGCCAAGTTGACCCTCCCAGACAAGTACGCAGGGTGGAGCCGTAAGAAGGTGGAAGCAGATATCATCAAGCAAGACATCCCGACCATCGACCCTGACGATTGGGCGGAGCTGTCAACCGAATTAGCATTGCCTGTTATCAGGCAGATAGTCCAGGGGGCGGGTGAAGATGCGGTGGCCTTGGTAGGTGTGGGCGTTTCATTTGATATGTCTGACCCCCGTGTGGTGGAGTACATCGAATTGAGGGGCGCGCAATTCACGAACATTAACGCTGCCACCAGCGAAACCATGCGTAAGACATTGGGCGAAGGCATTATGAACGGTGAAACAACAGATCAGTTAGCTAAACGGATAAGCGATAAGTTCACCGAGATGACAGGCACCGATCTTAAACCGGGACGTGCCAAGACAATAGCAAGCACCGAAACCCATATTGCACAGGAGGGCGCGAGACTCGAAGGATTTTTGCAATCCGGGGTTGAGTACAAACAATGGATAAGCGCAAGAACAGGTGAGGCACGATTAAACCATATCGAAGCTGAAGAAAAGTATGCTGCAGAACCAGAGTTATTGACTGAACCATTCGAGATTGATGGTATCAACGGCGGCATAGTTCTGATGATGGTCCCGGGCCAATCAGGCGACCCTGCTGAAGATATTAACTGTAAGTGTACGCACGTACCATATCAGGAGGCTTAAATGTTTACCTTAAACCATAAGGCTATTGACCTATTAGATGATAAGGGGGCGATAAGGGATAATGGCCGTGGCGTTGGTCTGAAGGGGTTGGGGTTTGTCTGCAAGGTTCTCACAAAAGCAGAGGACCTACCCGAGAGGACTATTAGAATCATCGCCTCAACAGAGGCACAAGACCGCATGGGAGATAAAATTTTAGCAGGAGGATGGGAGCTTAGAAACTATGCCAAGAATCCCGTTATCCTGTGGGGGCACGACCATTATTCCCCGCCTATCGCAAGGGCATCGAAAACATGGGTTGAGGATAAACAACTCATGCAGGATTGGAACTTCCCGAAAGCGGTGGGTGAGAAATACGAGCTATCAGATACAATATATACATTGTATCAGGAGAGCATGTTGAGTTCAGCCAGTGTCGGGTTTGCTCCGCTTGCATGGCAGACAGACTTTAGTGATGAAGAGAGGGAAGAACTAGGGCTTGGCGAGGATGGTTGGCTTTTCACTAAGCAAGAGTTGATGGAAGTATCTGCTGTTTCTGTGCCGGCCAATCAAGAGGCTTTAGTCCAGATGCGTTCACTTGGTATCGACACGAAACCGCTTGCGGGCATATGGTCAATGGGCGAAGTTTACGAAGTAAGGGGGGATGTGGATGAACATATCGAGGAACTCACAGCCGAACTTGAAGCAGACCTATCCGACAGCGTTCGAGAGTTGGAAGAGGATGCGTCAGAAGAATCTCCGACAGATCAGTCGCCCATCACGTTCACAGAACTTACTGAAGCCGATGGCGCAC